CGGAAGACGGTTCGAGTATTGTTCGTAACGGTCTTCACGTTCCCGTTAACTCCGATACAAAGGCCTGGCGTATTGGTGAGGTAATTCTCGCAGGACCAAACGTTAAATACGCAAAGGTTGGTGACTATGTTTGCTTCCCTAATAACCTCGGTGTACCTGTTGCTAATATTGATATTGAGAGCTACGGTACCTTAAAGAAGGGAATCTTCTTAAATGAACAGCGTATCTTCGGTATTTGCTCACTAAGAAAGGATGATAATGAAAGCGTCGCTGCCAACCTTAAAAAGTCTTCTACTAAACAACGTCGCCGAAATTAAGTTTAATCGTCGACGCCCAAAACCGGGTGCTGCTCTCTCCAGGAGAATGCTATGTACGAATTCTTTAGCACTTCTTAATAGCCCTGAAGGAAGACTAGCGCTAAACTATAAGCGTGCTATCAACATGCCTAAGTTTAATCCAAATACAAAAGATTTGATTATTACATGGGATATTTTTATGCAAGATTATCGATGTATTAATATGGTAGCTTGTGATCTTATTCAAGTGATACCAGCTAATAAATCTTTTTGGAATTTTTTTAACGAAAAGCTAGCTCTTATGTCACCAGCACAGAAGATAGCATTTATGAACTCATGACGTCAATAGAAGAAATAGAACAAACTCTGAAGCCTTTCCTTCTTCTCAAGGCTGTATTTACTGTTGATGATAAAGTCATTAAACAAGGTAAGCTTCAGCTATTTTGCATTAAAGACTTCTTCTGCGTATTTACTCTACTTGGTATTGATAAAGAAAATAAAAAATTTCTTTACGAACTACCATATCCATTTACGCTAACAAGCACTGAAAAGAGCATTACATTCGATTATACACTTGATGCGTTTTGTCTCTCGAATATAGCGATAAAAGAACAGTCAAATAAAATAAAACTGCTCAAGACATCTAAATTTTATAATAAGAAGGTAATTGCTAATTTCTATTAAGCGAGTATACTAGAGGTGTGCCTATTAGTTTTATATCTCAGTTTCCAGAAAATTTTACCCCAAGTAAATTACAGGTTGATGTAATCAACAAAATTGATCAAGCCTTTAGTAAGGGAAAGAAATTTGTAATATGCTGCGCACCTACTGGCTCAGGTAAAAGCTTTATTGCTAAAACACTTGCTAATACTAGCTCAACGCCAAGCGAGACGTTTAGACAGCTTATTGGTAGCTATGATGCCTATAAAGTTGATTTCGACGGTAATTATTCATACGAACAAGAATGCAAAGACGAACCAGCTTTTGGTACATTTGCTCTCACAATTACAAAATCTCTTCAAGATCAATATCAAGAACTCTTTGTCGGTACAGATGTATTAAAGGGTAAGACAAACTACACATGCGACGTTGATCCAAACTACGATACAGAATTAGCACCATGTACATTTGCACCTATGTTGCGCGACTCATGCTGGGCTGAAAATCGCTGCTCATATTATAATGCAAGAAACGATGCTCTATTATCGCAGTTTGCTGTGTTGAACTACAAGATGTTTTTATCGTTACCAAGTCATGTAAAGAGGAAAAACTTTTTAATTTGTGATGAAGCATCGGAATTAGAAGATGAGCTTATTCGTCAATTCTCTGCTGAAATAAATTATGATAAACTTAGTAACTATGGGATACCTTGCGAGATACTTGTAACCGATAACCGCGAACGCGCTTATGGATGGGTTAATGTCTTAGTTGAAAACATATCAAACGAACTCAGTGCGTTTCTTAGTAAAGCGGGTAAGAAGCAAAACCTACTCTCACAGACCGAAAAGATAAAATATCACTTCTTAAAAAATCTCCACCGCTCTCTAACTGTTATTCATACACACTGGCATGAATGTGAATTTGTAATTGACATTGATTCCAAGCGCGTCATTTTAACACCATTGCACGCCAATACACTATCAAAGTATGTTTTTAATCATGGTGAAAAAATTGTGCTTATGTCAGCTACAATTATTGATCATAAGCATTTTGCAAAGTCCTTAGGTATTACAGATTACGAATATATTGAAGTTGAGAGTACATTCGATCCCAACAAGTCACCGATTTATATATCAGCAAAATATAAACCCAGTTATAATACATTACAGAGTATGTTACCGGGTATTTGCGATCAGATTAAACTGATCACCGATCATCATAAAAACGATAAAGGGTTGATACATACACATACAAATGCTATTACTAGCTTTATTAAAGACCGTATTAAGAGTGACCGTTATCTATGCAGAGACACAAATAATACCAACGAGGATATTCTCAAGTTACACGCTGAAAACAACCAACCAACCGTTCTTGTTTCACCGTCACTTGCTTACGGTATTGATCTCAAGGACGATCTTGCAAGATTTCAGATTATAGTAAAACTACCGTTTCTACCACTTTCATCGAAGCGAGTTAAGAAGTTATTTGAATCCGATAAGGAATGGTACGAAAATAAGATGCTTAACGCTGTAGTACAAGCAGCAGGGCGCGCAACTAGGAATAAGGATGACTATTCAAGTACATATATACTTGATGGTAATTTCATTAATGTTGTAAAAAGAGCGAGATCTAAGTTACCAAAGCATTTTATCGACCGTATTCATTGATAAATATTTGTTGTGAAGCTACAAACCTTTCATTGGGAAGTACGAGATTTATTAACGCAGTTTATAACTGCGTTTGATAACATTATTATAAAGCGTTACGATAAAAATAGAGTACCTCAAAACAATGTCCAGGTTCGCTACGTCTACGCACCTAAACAGCGCGTTCTTTACGATCTTGTTAATTTAGCTCAAAACATTACTGTACCTGTTGTTTCAATTAGTATTGGTAGTATTGCTAGAGATGAAGCTCGTGTATTCAACAAAATAAACGGGTATTATTTTTCAAGCGGTACAAATGATATTAATGGAGGTAGGACTTCTGTACACTATAACAGCCCTGTCCCTGTTAATATTACCGTAAACATGTCAATTATGTCGAAGTATCAAACCGACATGGATCAAATTTTATCAAATTTTATTCCTTATAATAACCCTTATATTATACTTTCATGGAAAGTGCCTCTCGATTTATCAAATCAAGGCTTTGCAATACCACAAGAAATTCGAAGCGAGGTTCTATGGAGCGGTAGCGTTAATTTAAACTACCCAACTGATATCTCTGCAAATGAAAAATATAAGATTGTTGGTGATACATCCTTTACAATAAAAGGATGGTTATTCCCTGCAACACAGGACCCTGTCGGTAATATATTCTATATTGATAGTAACTTTAACGCTGTTGAAGTTCTTACATCTATTAATCAGTTAACAGCTATGAACCTTGGCTATACATCTGATCCTAATATTACAACTGAAGTCGAAACCATATCCACATACGGTTATCCACAAATCTATACAAATATTACGTATACAACATCCAACTCTAATATAAACACGTAATTATAATTGATATTCTCTTAAATACTCATTAAGTAATTGTGTTGAATTATGGTTGATTCTAATAGAGAAAGTACATTTGGTCGGGAGCTAATGAAATATGTTTCATCAAAGCTTCCATATCAGTCTTATGACGCTAATGATAAAATTAAGGCGTTAAATCCAAAATACGATCTCTTTTATGGTAAGGGTACAGATAGAATCGGTGCGTTAACACGTCAGTCTGTCTCATCGTCGATCTCCATGACGGATGATCAGTATGCAAGTATCATTCAGAATAAGGACTATCATGACTTCATGTATGCCAATATCCAGCCGGATAAAGGTAAGCGTTTGATGGATTATCGGGTTATGGCAGCTTATTCAGAAGTTGCTGATGCTTTAGATGAAATTTGTGATGAGTTCATTAACAAGGACGAGCAGGGTGAAATTGTAAAACTTGGTTTTGTTGATTCAGGTCTTTCAGAAACTCAAAAAGCTAAGATTAAAAAGGAATTTCAGAAGTATATTGGATATTTTGATTTCGAGCATAAGGGATGGGAGTATGTAAGGCAGATGCTCGTTGATGCTGAAATTTATTGGGAGCATATTATCCATAAGCAATATCCAAAAGAAGGTATTCTTGGTGTTATTTCTATTCCTCCTGATGTTATAGATCCAGTTTTTGAAAATGTACAGAATATGATCGTTAAAGGTTATATTCTCCGCAAACCTATTTACGACTCTAAGAATCCTGGTAAGGTAGCTAAAACTGAATTAATTCCATTAGATATCAACCAAGTTACATATATCAATTCAGGTATCTGGAATGAATCAAAGAATCTTCGATTACCGTTTATCGAAAACGCGAGACGTGCTTATCGTCAACTTAGTTTAATTGAAGACGCTATTGTTATCTATCGTCTTGTTAGAGCGCCTGAACGTCTTGTATTCAACGTCGATGTTGGTAACATGGCACCACCTAAGGCAGAAGCATATCTTCGTAAACTTATGACCAACTACTGGTCAAAGAGAACATACGATTCTAATCAAGGTGCCACAGTACAAAAGTTTAATCCGCAGTCTATGCTTGATAGCTTCTGGTTTGCCAAGCGCGCTGGATCTGAGGGTACTTCTGTCACTCAACTTGCGGGAGGTGCAAATCTCGGTGAGCTTACAGACTTAATGTACTTTGTTAAGAAGCTCTATAAGTCACTTAAGGTACCTTCTACACGCTTAAATCCTGAAGATCCGTATAAAGATGGAGCTGATATTCTTAGAGAAGAGCTTAAATTCGCACGCTTTGTTATTCGTCAGCAGCAGCGTTTTGCAACAGGTTTAAAGAGCGGGTTCATAACACATCTTAAGCTCAGAGGCATTTATGAAGAGATGAAGCTTAAGGAAGCACATCTTGATCTCACATTTAACGTACCAACAAATTTCTACGAATTACGTGAACAACAGAAATTTCAACTTAGAGCTGAAAATTTTAATAGTATTACACAAAGTGATTATGTTTCCAAGACATATGCTCAGAAGAAATATCTCGGTTGGTCAGATTCAGAAGTCATGGCAAATAGAGAGTTCTTGCGTAAGGATAAGGAACTTATGTGGGAATTGGCACAAATCGAAAACACAGGTCCTGATTGGCGTGAAGCAGGTGCTCTTGCTGGTGCACAAGCTGGTACAGCACCTGGTGGAGCAGGTGGCGGAGGAGCGGGTGCCCCGCCTGCCTTTGGCCCTGGCCCGACTGGTGGAGAAGAAGCACCGCCTGAAGCTGAAGCCGGTGCAGCTGCACCTGAAGCTCCTGCAGCTGGAGCACCTGGTGCTGAGGCACCTCCTGCCTAATAAATAATTGATATGGATTGCTCTGCTGTAACGCCTATTTCTGCCTTTCAAAGCACAAACTTGGCAAGTAAAATTGATTCGTTTTCACGCCTCGGTGATCGTATTACCCGTTCATTAGGTGCTCCGTTAATTAATATCGAAATCCATCAGGATCAATTATTTGAGTTTATTAGTCAGGCCTGTGAAATGTTTACCAAATACGCTGGGTATACAGAAGAATATTTGGTGTTTGATTCTAACCTATACAAGGATGGTGTAGGTTTAAAGCTCGATGATCTCTTTAGTATTACACCGTATTTTAATCGTACCAATCAACCACAGGCTGCAACAGTGTATGCCGCAACTGTCGCTGTACCTGCATCTGCTTTTAGTACATCAACAACGCTGTCAGCTGTATACCCGGACGGTATTTTTAAGAATCAACTTTTAACAACGACTGCCTATTTGAGTGTAGTGAATTTTAATAGCACACTTGTTGCTGACTTTAAACCCTCAACAACGTCTCAAGAACAAATTGTTAATAGCTTTGACTATGATACAATGGATTATAGAAAGGTAATTGATATCTTTAATTTTGAAGAAGGATCATCCGACGGTATTAATACATTGTTTACTATTG